GTTCAAAAATTGGTTGAGGCTTTCTATAAGTACGAACACCAGGAGGCTTAAGATGGCCGGAAATCAAGTGTCTGGAATAAATGCTTTGAACGTTCGTATCTGGTATGTCGAAGGGGGAGTCCACCCCTTACATCCACCTGAAATGCTTGCGCTTGGCAAGTTCTCGACTGACCCGAGCCAAACGATCGGAGAGGCAACCAAGGTATCAGCGCCAGACCCGAATAACTTCAATAAGGATATCCAGGTTGGCACTATCGAGGGTGAAACCGAGCGGGCTCAGCTTGCAGTTGCCATCCGTTCAACCGCCCAGCGTTCCATCCTTATGGACTGGAAAAATCGTGGCTGCCGCGTGGATATCTATGCCCTTATGGGTAAATGCGGCAATCCGCAGGACTTTACCCAGGGTGGGGAAAAGTGGGTCTATTTCCCAGATGGAAAGATTTCGTCCCACTCGTATGAGAACTTTGGCGCGTGGGGGCGGGACGAGAATAACCCGACCAATGAAATGGTTGACATGACCGCTGAGGAATATTATGAATTCCTCTACATGCGCCAGGATGCCATCGGAGGTTCCTCGACGGTTCGGGAGATTTTCACCGTAGACACCTACGCGGGCGACAATTGCGAGAATTGTCCCAACCCATGCGATACCGTTCTGGCTACCATGGCAGGCGCAAGCGCAACCCCCGGTACCGCTCCTTCCCTACTTTACTCTGCCAATGCGGGCGAAACATTCAGTCAGCAAACCATCTCCACCCTGTTCTCGAATGAAAACATCGTGGGTTCAGCCGTAATCGGTGGCGATCTGGTCTTGATCTCAAATACCTCCAACTCGATCCATTGGACGAACATTGAACTTCTGTTCGAGGGAACGAATACCTGGCAGGAGAACATCGGTGGATTTGTGGCTGCGAAGGCTCCAAGAGCCATCTGGTCAGTCGATGTACGCCATACATGGATCGTTGGTGATGGTGGTTACATCTACTTCGCAAGTAACCATAAGACCGCTGTCAGCGTCCAGGATGCTGGCGTGGCCACCACTCAGAATTTACTCTCCGTCCATGCTTATGACACGAAGAACATCCTTGCGGTTGGCAATAGTAACGCTGTTGTTCGGTCATTCAACGGTGGAATTACGTGGGAAGTTGTGACCGGTCCTGCGGTAGGTATAAACCTCGCCGCTTGCTGGATGTGGTCGCCGGATGTATGGTTCGTCGGTGAAGGTGCTGGCGGAACCGGTAAACTCTGGTTGACTGTCAATAACGGCAAGACCTGGTTACAGGTCACCCTTCCCTCTGGTTATGTCCGCATTTACAAGATTGAATTCGTATCTGAAGCAGAAGGTTATATCTCCGCCGATACCGGTTCAATGTCAGTCATCATGCGCACCAAGACAGCGGGCGCCGAATGGACTGTGTTGCCTGACGGAAAGAAAGCAACCGCCCAGGATAATACCTGGTTGACCGATATTGCAGTTTGCTCGAAGTACGCCAATACTGTATACGCAAGTGGATTAGCCGCGAATGGAAGCGCCGGTGTGATCTACAAATTCAGCGGCGGATAATACCCGCCCGAAAGGGAAGCAATGACACTTGAGAATGACGAAGCGGTAATCAATGCAATAGAGAACGAGAAACCGGATAATCTAATCCGCCTCTCTTCAGGGGTAGTTCTGGTCGGGAAACCTGCCAACCCTGTCACTCTTATTGCCGTCCTTTCCAACATGCCACGTCCTGTCCCGCCCACTTATCACAACGATAAGATGGGCAGGGACATGGAGAACCCGGATGATCCTGATTATGTATCCAGGGTTCAGATGTGGCAGACAACGCAGGCTGATGCGATGATCACAGCTTTCATCCTGCTTGGAACCGAGTTACACAGCAAACCGAAGAAGATGCCTGGACCTTACGATCCTGACTGGCTCGAAGATTTCCTTCTTCTCGGGATGCCAAGCAAACCGGATAGCAAGAAATGGCGCTACCTTACCTGGGTAAAAACGCAGGCATGCTTGAACACTGAAGATCAGAAACTTATCCAGGAGGTGGTTGGCCGCTTGTCTGGCGTCTCTCGTAAAGACGTTCAGGCAGCGGAGGAATTTTCTAGGCGTGAAGAAACGCCTGGATGATCTTGATTACAACGTTACCGAAATCGAATTAGAGCATGGAGTGAGCGCAGGAATACTCCTGCGCTCACTTTCAGAAGGGACGATCCCGCCATTCTACGAGCATAAGGCGCGAATGAATGCGGGTAAGTCAATACAGGAATGGTTGGAGATGTCCCGTTGGGACAAAGCCATGGCGGTTGCCATGATGCAGGTCAGTGCTGCCGTGGAAGGGCATCAAGCCGAAGCGGAAATCAAACGCGCGGAACGTAACGCGAAAAGGAGCACGTCATAGAATCTATTGGCGTAATGGCTGTAGTGGAAGGACTGAGTGCTTTCGTCGGTGACATGGACAAGATCCAGTCATCGATCGAAAAGATTGGTCCGCCTGCTTCCATACTTCAAGATGCCTTCGGTGCTTTGGGTAAAGCGGCGGGCGATTTCGCGTCCTGGGTAGCTGATGTTCTGACCTACACCCTTGGCAACCTTCTGGCGGATGCTATCGAGACTGTTGTGTCGTGGATGGGGGAATTGATAGCAAAGACAATTGAGGCAGGTAATGAGTTCCAAACCCTTACCTTGCGCCTCAATGGTATGAATCTAAATGATCTTATAAAGTCTGGTAAGGACTACAACACGGCGATAGAAGAGTCTGTGGTGTTGACACAGGAGCAATTGTCATGGTTGCAGAAATTAGCCATGGCCACTCCTTATGATAATACAGATATTTCCAATACTTATTCACTCGCCAGATCATACGGTTTCCTCGATGCTGAGGCACGCTCCCTCACCGAGGATACCGGTGATTTTGCCGCAGCCATGGGACTTTCTGGTGATACGCTTGAGCGAATAATCAGGAACTTTGGTCAGATGCGTTCGCGCGGCAAGATTACCGGTACAGAATTACGCGATCTTGCGCGTGGCGCGTTCCTTCCTCTGGATGACGTTCTCGGGCGCGTTGCCAAGAGTCTGGGTGTTACAACAGAAAAACTGACAGCGATGATCAGTAAGCCTGGAGAGGGAGTTCCATTCGAGTTATTTATCGAGGCTTTTGAGCAGATGGTAAGAGAGGAGCCTCGCTTCGTTGGTGCTGCAGCGCGCATGGCATCGCATCCCTGAAGATCGTCACGCCCAGAACCACGAACGTAAATTGAGACAGTAATAAAGTCCTGCACTCCCGCAAGCGCACTGACACGGAAATAAGCACCTTCGTTTATAAGTAAACCGGACGTGACGATCTTCAGGGATGCGATGCCAAAACGCGCTCGTTCGAGGGAACGGGTGATCGTGGAACTCACAGCGGTCCAACCTGCCGTATCGTTTCGGAAACTCGGGTTGGTTATCTCGTTTGTGGTCGCCTCTGGCACTACGATACGTAAATTTGCGTTTGGCATGGTTTATCCCATCGAACTCATCATATTGAAGTCAGCGATTAATGGTTCTGTGCGTGCGCTTGAGTTGATACTTAAATTATAACTATTACTGCTCTGGTAAGTATTGGATATCGCACTTGGCGCAAGTGACATAGCGGGAAAAGATACAGCTTCCATCGTTTGCTTCATAGCAGAGACAGCTAATCCGGCAGAATTGGATATACCCTCGGCCATACCCTCTACTAAATTAATGCCAAATCCCGCAAACAACTGAGATGGAGAGTGAGCCTTTGCTGCGGTTTGCGCTGCCTTATAGGTTGTTGATACTACTCCTTTTGCGGCATCTGCGGCAAGTTGACTATAACTACCAATTCCTTGCGCGACTCCAGAAACAAAACTTGTACCTATGGATGACCCAGATGTTTTCGCTGTCGTTTTTGCGTTATTTCCGCCACTCCCAAAAGCCGGAATTCCAGGTATCTTTATTCCGCCTAATATCGACATAGCTGCGTTGTAAGCATCGGTAGCCGCCTGTACAGCAGCTTGAACAAGGTAAGAAATGTTATCTACAATTCCTTGACCTATCGAAGTAATTATCGTTTTGCCAACACCCTCCCAATCACCAGTTTTAATTCCTTCTATTATTGCATCCCATATCTCTCCAATAACTCTCTTTGCATTCTCGAAATTGTTTATTAGTATGTCCGTCCAATACTGAACAACAATTACCATTATGGCAAAAATGGTTTGGAAATCCGCGATAATTCCTTGAAGTATGATAAAAGCTAAGGCACCTCCGCCAAGTGTCGTAACAAGTAAACCGGCAACCGCGATAACAGTCAGTACGGCAACAGCAAATCCAATTAACCCAGCAATTAATCCCCAAACAATATTCGTTATTGTCTGGATAATTATGAATGCTATTATTAATTTAAGAAACTCTTGCAACTCAGTTCTGTGTTCATATATCCAGGTTGATATACTATCCAACGCCTTTACTAAGTCCTGAACATTAAAACTAACATCTCCAAACTTTATA